TGCGTGTTGGTACAACTGACAACGACATCAACGCTTTAGTAAACAATGGTTCGATCCCAGAAGGTTATACAGTTAATAACTACCTGACCGATCCAAATGCTTACTTCCTCTGTACTGATGTTCCAAATGGTATGAAGCATTTCGTTCGTACTCCTTTGGCTAACTCAATGGACGGAGACTTCGATACTGGTAACGTTCGTTACAAGTCTCGTGAGCGTTATAGCTTTGGCTGGTCTGATCCCCTCGGTATGTGGGGTTCACAAGGCGCCTAACAGGTTCCTTGGCTTTACTAAGACCCCACCCAAAAGGTGGGGTTTTTTATTTTTTCTTTGCTGCTTTTTTAGCTTTGCGTTCTTCATAATGGTGGATTCTGTGGCAGTTTGCACACAATGGGATACATTTTTTTATTTCTTCCATGGCTTGTTTATATTGTCCATTTTTAGCTAAGTGATGAACACTTTGTTTTGTATGGTCACGAACTACATGATGAAAATCAATAATTGCTGGGTGGCTAGATCCACAATACCTACATTTTTGGGTTGCTTTAAAGTCGTTCCACCGCTTACGGCATTCTTTTTTGTTTTTGTAAGTTAGTTTTTGAACTTTTTCTTTGTTGTTTGCGTAGTATTTAGCTGAGCCTTTACGAAGAGATTCTTTTCTCCTAGGGTCGTTTGGGTCTTTATAAGGCATTAAACACGTTTATTGTATGAATGTTTAAGTATTAAGTCTTTGATTCTTTTAGGTAATTTTGTGTAATCATTATCAAAATCAGCAGGCATTTTAGTCCAAACTTCTGGAAGCGCAAATGGGGCTTTACCCTTTGGATACCAACAACGAGTATGCTGCATTGCAAGATAAAAATATACGTATGCGTTAGCTTTTTGTATGTATTCTTTGAGGTTTATTGGTAGGTAAAATTGATCAATTTTTTTAGCCGATCGTTTTTCACAATCGAGTTCTAGATTCAAACACCCTTGTAGCATTTCTTTTGTTTTACGGGGTCCAAGTTCTGTTTTATGCTCTAACCATTCGTGAAAAATAGTGAGGGGATCATGGTTTTCCCCATTAATTTGTATGGTTTGGTTCCATACTTTTGCCTGTTCAGTATACTGATCTCGATGACAAGTTTCATGAACCATAATGGGTATCCAATCTTTGGATAGTCCCGCTACAAATAGTCGGTCCGTGTGACTACAAAAGAACCCTGAGACCATTACGCCATCCATACGGACTTGTTTTTTACGCTGAATATGTACCGCTATATCGTGTGCGTTACTAGCCATGATTTCAAATTCAACCCACGCCCTAACGTCTACTGGTAAGGCTTTGAGGTCGATTTCAATTTTATTCATTTTGTGGCTAATATATAAAGACCTACGTTACTAAAAGCATACCCGCTATATACAACTGCCATAGGTACGTTCCCTTTTAGGGCTTGTTCACACCCAATATAGGCATAGATTAGACCAGTAACAATTATTAACCAAGAACTCATAAAGACCCCTATTGTGTTCCATTGTATTTATAACAAAAAGATGTTGCACATTCGTAAAAATGTAGTAAGATGCTTTTAAGTCTAGGACAAATTTGTCCATATCAGCCCGCCTAGGGGACGATGCACCGATGATATGGGATTATGTGCATATAAGGAGAACCTCATGGGTTTCGCTACACACCTAGGTCCTTGGTTATTAGGGACTGTTAAAAACACCACTGGCACCACTGCTGGTACTATCCGCAACACAGGCTGTACAGGAGTTGTTCAATCTGCTGTTACTACTGTAGCCGATACGACTGCAAAAACTCTGTTTGCCCTTCCTGCTGGGTCACAGATTATCAACATTACCGTAAACATTACCACCGCTTATGCTGGTACGACTGGTAATACCATCACTATTCGTGCTGGATCAACCATTTTAGGTACTGTTGGTGGGGCTACTACTACTCCTTTGTCAGTAGGACGTGCGACCTTCACCATTACGGATGCAAACATCGCTACTTTCGTAAACGTAGGCACTTCTGATGTACTCATTACCGCTACTTATGCGTGTGCTGGTACAGCTTCTGGCGGTGCAGCTACTGTTATCTGCGAGTATGTAGTCCGTAACTCTGATGGCGGTCAGTTCCAAACCACGTTTAATAATTAATCTGGCGGGCTAGGGGTTTTCCCTAGTCCACTTAACATCTTAGGAGATTAATTATGGCAATGCAATATGACGTAAAACAGGCGCATTTAAATTCTAGCGGGTACTTTACGAACTACGGTACACGGGTTAAAGGCATCTCCTTTACTGGAACAGCTTCTGCTGGCTATGTAACTTTATTCGATGCTTCTAGTGTTCCCGTATCAGCAAGCGTAACATACGCTCAAAGCGGCAATACTGTAACAGTAACTAAAGTTGCTCACGGACTCACTACAGGTACAGTTATTGGTATTCATTTTTTGTCTAACTCAGGCGTTTCGGCTACTGACGGCACATATACCATTACTAGAACGGGCGCAGATACTTTTACACTAACAGATATTAACTCACGCACCATTACAAGTACTGCGGCTGTATATGCTGTTGGTCGGTGGATTCTTACCTATGAAGCCGCTGCTAGTGATACTTTCAGTAATGCGCCCATTATTCCAGGCGAAGGACTTCGGGCAAATACATCGGTGTACGCAGAAATGTCTAATATGGATTCAGTACAAATTTACTACGGATAAAAAATGTCAGAAACAGTGCAAGCACAAGGTTCTTTTAATCTAGCTGGTAGGAAGATCATGCTTGGTCTTCCTGCTTACGACTTTAAAGTATCTGTAAAACTAGCTATTGCAATGGCTCAGTTTGCCGTAGAAGCACCTAAACACGGGGTTGATATTCAGATCTGTAATATCTCTGGATGCTCCGTTGTTTCTCGTGTTAGGAACTTGATTGCTAAAGACTTCCTAGCCTCGGACTGCACGGATTTGATGTTTATTGATTCGGATATTACCTTTAACCCACAAGATATTTTCCGCTTGATGGCGTGGAATATTGACCCTAAAAAGGGTATCGTAGGCGGTGTTCCAGTAGCTCGTAAAAAGGGAAGTGTCTATATTTCAACTTTAGAGCAAGACGCTGATGGCGGGATTTACATGAACTCGTATGGTCTAGTTAAGGCTAAACGCATTGCCACAGCCTTTATGTTGATCCGTAAAGACGTATTTGAGACCCTTAGAGACAATCACCCTGAGTGGAAATATCACGATGACCGAGTAGTAGATGGACATCCAGATAAGTTCTGCTATTCATTCTTTGACTTTAAATCTACCCCAGAAGGCTATGTAGGCGAGGACTATCTTTTCTGTGACCGTGCTACGGCTCATGGTTACGAGGTATGGATTGACCCAACAATTAAGCTAGGGCATTTAGGAATGGAAGAATTTGCAGGTTCTTTTGGTGAAGAATATCTTTACCCTCTTATTAGACCTATTGACTCCAAAAAGGATGTCGCATAATGGCTAAGACTCCAGCATGGCAGCGTAAAGAAGGCAAGAACCCAGAAGGCGGTCTAAACGCTAAAGGTCGTGCTTCATATAATGCAGCCAATCCTGGCAAGCCTGGACTCAAGCGTCCTCAGCCAGAAGGTGGATCAAGAAAGAAGTCGTTCTGCGCAAGGATGTCAGGTATGAAGAAAAAGCTCACATCTGCTAAAACCGCTAACGATCCAGATTCACGCATTAACAAGTCATTACGCGCTTGGAACTGCAAAGAAGGCGGGTCTGTTCGTGGCGGTGGTTGCGAAGTTCGTGGTAAGACTAAAGGGAAGATGGTGTGATATGGAAAAAGACCACTACAAAAATTATGAAGAGCGTAAACAAAGGCTTATGGATGAAAAAACATTATCTCCATACGAAAAGAAAGCTGAAAAATTTGAACGCCAAGAACGTAAGTCTAGTGGTTCTGGAAGAGCCATGCCAGATGAAGAAAATATGCGTTATTTACCACTAAAGTTTAAAAAAGGTGGTTCAGTATCTTCCGCTTCTAAACGTGCTGATGGCTGTGCTATTAAAGGTAAGACTAAAGGCAGAATGATATGAAAGAGCATTTAACTGAAGGCACCAAACACGTTGTAGATGGGCTATCTTTAGTTACAGTGGTAGGCACACTAACAGACTTATTGCCTGCGGTAGCGGCTTTATTTACTATTATTTGGACAAGCATTCGTATTTACGAAACCAAAACAGTTCAAGGATGGATTAATCGTGCCAAGCGTAAGTAAGAAACAACATAATTTCATGGCGGCCGTGGCTAAAAACCCTAGCTTTGCTAAGAAAGTAGGAGTCCCTGCTAAAGTCGGGCAGGAGTTTTTAACCGCCGATAAAGGCAAAAAATTTAAAGAGGGCGGTATGGCGCTTAAACCAGTAGACTCAGAAGACAATCCAGGATTATCCAAACTGCCCACCGAAGTACGTAACAAAATGGGCTATGCTAAAAAAGGCGGACTTATGAAACATTCAGATATTGCTAAAGACAAACCCATGATGAAGAAGGTTGCTGCTAAAGCCGTCAAAGGACATGAGAAGCGTATGCACGGCATGGCTGGTGGCGGTAAAGTAGGTCAGTTATCTAAGGCTGATGGATGTGCTACTAAAGGCAAATCTAAAGGCAAAATGGTCAAAATGAAATACGGCGGAGCTTGCTAACATGAAAAAGAAAATGCGTAAGTTTCAAGAAGGTGGCGAGACCGAATTTGAGTCTAAACAAGGGCAAAATCCTGGAATTGATGATGATGTTCGCGCCCGTGCGATGAAGTATGTGCGGGAGCAAAACGAACCTAGCAGTGAGCTAGTAAAAGAACCTCCTGTTACCAAAACAAAAGCTGCCCCCAAAGCTGCCCCTAAGGCTGAGCCAAAAACAACTACTTCTAAACCACCTCAAGAAAAAGGTTTGGAGCGTGTAGGAATTGAAGACTTTTTACCTATTGGTAAAGCCGCTGCAGCTCTAGGCGCTGGTTATGGCGCTGCTCGCATGATAGGCAAGAAGATTCTATCTAGCCGTGCTAAGAAAGAGGCTGGAGAAAGATCTGCTAAAGAAGCTGACGCAATTTCTAAATTATCAAAGAAGGAGCAAGAAACTCGCAAAGAGCGCTACCTCTCTACAGGTCCTATGGAAGATGCTTTTGGTAAAGGTACACAATTTAAACGTGAGTTTAAGTCTGGCGGAAAAGTATCTTCAGCATCAAAGCGGGCTGATGGCTGTGCTATTCGTGGTAAGACTAGAGCGTAATGATTAATCCTGCTGATCCTTCTAAGCCAGCTGGTGGGGATGGTAACGAAAAGTACAACCCCCCGCAAAAGCGTGGACCTGGTGAGTTTGATAAAACGCTTGAGGATGCTAAAAAGCGCTTTAAAGAAATTGCTGAAGAAGGTAGAAAGCAGGGCGATATTAAGAAACAGTATTGGGATATAAATCCTCCAAAAAGTGGTGGTGGCGGTGGAGCTAGCGGTATTCCTAAAACAGGTAAAAAGCCGTATGATTTTAAAAAAGGCGGTGCAGTATCTAGTGCTTCTAAACGAGCAGATGGTTGCTGTATTAAAGGTAAAACCAAAGGACGTATGGTATGAGACCAAGTCGTGGAATGGGCGCTATTATGCCTACTAAAATGGGTAAACCTAAGCGTAAAGCTCGTAGGGACGATACTGACTTTACTCAATACAAAGAGGGCGGCAAGGTTAATGCTGCGGGTAACTATACTAAACCCAGTTTGCGTAAGCGGATTGTTTCTCAGGTGAAAGCAGCTGCAACACATGGTACTGGCGCAGGAAAATGGAGCGCCAGAAAAGCACAGTTGGTAGCTAAAAAATATAAGGCGGCTGGCGGTGGCTATAAATGAGTGGTTTAGCAAAATCTCAGCGTTCTTTAAAGGCTTGGGGAGACCAGAAATGGACAACCAAGTCAGGGAAGAAGTCGTCCGAGACGGGGGAGCGATATCTGCCAAAAAAAGCAATCGAAGCCCTAAGCCCACAGGAGTACGCAGCAACAACACGAGCAAAACGGGCAGGAAAAGCACGGGGGCAGCAATTCGTGCCGCAGCCGTCAAAGGTAAAGCAAAAAGTAAAGCCGTATCGAAAGGTTAAATGATGAAAGACTTTATAGAGCGACAAATGGAAGTATCGGATCGTCTCTTTAAAGTTATGTTTGAAGATCATAAGGAACGCATGAAAGAAATTGTCACATGGGCAGAAATGAACGCAGGACTCATGAGAAAATTAAATGAACGTGACGCTGAAATTGCCAAATTAAAAGCACAATTAAATGACCACATCAGGAACGACAAACTTTAATCTAGACCTCAATAACCTCATTGAAGAGGCTTTTGAGCGTTGTGGTACGGAATTGCGTACGGGTTACGATATGCGGACTGCCCGCAGATCTTTGAACCTATTGACGGTTGAGTGGGCGAATCGTGGTATTAATTTATGGACTATTGAGCAGGGTCAGATTGATATGGTTACTGGGCAGGCTATATACCCAGTTCCAGTCAATACAATTGACCTTTTAGACCATGTGATCCGCCAGAATAACGGCGTCCAAAGTAACCAGATTGATATCAACATTACCCGTATTTCTGAGTCTACCTATTCTACGATCCCCAATAAGCTAACAACTGGACGCCCCATCCAAGTCTGGTTTAATCGCCAATCAGGACAGTCTAATACGACCGCTGTGACCTTAAACGGCACAATTAATGCTACGACCACATCTATTACCGTTAGTGATGCCAGCGCCCTTCCTATCGGTGGATTTATAAAGATTGATAACGAAACGATTAGTTATGCCAACGTAGTAGGGAATGTCCTAACAAACTGCTACCGTGGTCAAAACGGTACAACGGCTGCAAGTCATACGACAGGTGCAGCAATTACGATACAGAACCTTCCTTCTATTAATGTCTGGCCCACACCCGATGCGGGTGGTGGTCCATATACCTTTGTGTATTGGAGGTTGCGTAGGATTCAAGATGCTGGATCTAATGGAACGGTAGAGCCTGATATTCCCTTTCGCCTATTACCTTGTATGGTGGCTGGATTGGCTTTCTATATGGCTCAAAAGCTACCAGACGGACAGGCACGAGTGCAATTTTTAAAGCAAGAATACGAGGAGCAGTGGCTCATGGCTTCTACGGAAGACAGAGAGAAAGCCGCTTCTAGGTTTGTTCCTAGGACGACCTTCTATGCCTAATAAATATAGTAGTGGCAAATTTGCGATTGCCGAATGTGACCGATGCGGTCAGCGGTATAAGCTAAAGGAGCTTAGAAAGTTAGTTGTTAAGCAACAGATAAAAAACATTAAGGTTTGCCCTAGTTGTTGGGATCCAGATCAGCCACAGTTATCGTTAGGTATGTATCCAGTGGATGACCCACAGGCTGTACGGGAACCACGCCCTGATGTAAGCTATACGGTATCTGGAACAAGTGGTTTGCAACTAAATGGATCTAACGACAGTACGTTACAAGGCGTTGGTTATCCAGAGGGCGGTAGTAGAATATTTCAATGGGGATGGAACCCTGTTGGTGGTGCTAGAGATGACGGACTAACTCCTAATGATCTTGCCCCAAAATGTTTGGTAGGAAGTGTAACGGTAACAACAACATAAGGAGTTGAAAATGTTTAAGAAAAGCGCAGATGGTATTGCTAAAAAAGGCAAGACTGAAGGCACAAATTTAGGTGATAGCGGTTCTAAAGTCTTAGGTATGAAAGCAAAACCAAAGATGGGCGGCAAAGATCAAAATGTAATGAAGAAGATTGGTCGTAATCTTGCTAAGGTTAAAAACCAAGGCATGATGCGTAAAAGCGCTGGAAGGGGTCGATAATGGCTAATTACTCTAAAAAAGTAATGGGCAAGGAAGTAGGAGACGCTAAAGTCTATGCTCCTCCCCATACCATGAAAGGCAAAACAATATCTGCCAAAGGCTTGTCTTCCAAAGGCATGACTGGCGCTCAAGATATGGCAGAAATGAATATCTCCGTTGACGGCATCAATAAGACTGGCGGTAAGGGAGTTAATAAGTACGGCAAGATTGAGATGCGTGGTGCTGGTGCGGCGACTAAAGGCAGAATGTCTAGCGGGAAGATGGGATGAATTACACGCAGTTAACTTCGGCAATCAGAGGTTTCTCAGAAAATACCTTCCCAGAAACAGTTGGGTCGTTTACTTCTGCCGAACAGATTGCCAGGTTTGTCCAGCTTGCTGAACAACGCATCTATAACACGGTGCAGATGCCTGCTTTCCGTAAAAATGTTACGGGTAATGTAACTACAGGTAATAAGTATCTAGCTACCCCCTCCGATTGGTTGGCTACTTTTAGCCTTGCGGTGATTAATGCGGCGAATGAGTATCACTACCTACTCAATAAAGACGTTAACTTTATCCGTGAATCCTACCCAGACACAGACTCTGCGTTCTATGCGGAGCCACAGTATTACGCTATTTTTGACGATAACACCTTTATTTTGGGACCTACCCCAGACGCAAACTATGCTGTAGAACTGCATTATTTCTACTATCCACCGTCTATTGTGACGGCTGGAACTTCTTGGCTTGGGGACAACTTTGATTCTGTACTTTTGTATGGCGCTCTTATAGAAGCTGCTAATTTTATGAAGACAGATGCCGATACAATGACTATGTACAAAACCCGTTATGACGCAGCCATGACGGATCTGAAACAATTAGGCGATGCTAAAGAGCGTCAAGATGCTTACCGTAGTGGACAAGTGAGGTATCCAGTAAGATGATTAGCGTACAAGGAATTGGTGAATCCAACGGGATTCAAGTGGCGACTAAAGACTTTGGTGGGTTTACCCCCGAAGAGGTTGCCGAACGAGCCTTAGATAAAATTATTCAAGTAGGGGATCAGTCTCATCCCTTGGTTCGGGAGCAAGCATTTGCTTTTCGCAATCATATTCGGGAAATACTAGTTTTTTACATGAATGAAGCGGTAAAATTTGATCGAGTAACACTAGCCCACAAGCTAAGAGAAGCTGGTCATCCCGAATTAATTAAACTTTTATAGGAGTCCATCATGGCTTTTACAGGCAATTTTATGTGCACCAGCTTCAAAACGCAGCTAATGACGGCTACGCACAACTTTACAGCCAGCACAGGCAACACGTTTAAACTGGCTCTATATGATAACTCAGCATCGTTTACAGCTGCTACAACGGCTTATACAGCAACTAACGAAGTAGCTGCTTCTGGTTCATATACTGCTGGTGGTGGGTCATTAACTAATATTACCCCAACCTCTTCTGGCACTACTGCGTTTACAGACTTTAATGACTTGTCATTTACCTCTGCAACCATTACTGCTTATGGCGCAATGATCTATAACAGCAGCGCTGCTGGTAATCCTTCCGTATGTATTTTAGATTTTGGTGGTGCTAAGACTTCAACCGCAGGTACATTTACGATTGTGTTCCCAACGGCAGACGCAAGCAACGCTATTATCCGCATAGCCTAGGAATGGCTAAGTGCCAACCTATTCTGGCTGGGGGAATGGTCCGTGGAGTAGCGGTCCTTGGGGAGAAAGCTACACTGACGTAGAAGTTCCATTAAGCGGCTGGGGTTATGGCGGTTGGGGCGAAAGCCCGTGGGGACAAGGCAGTGCTGGAGTAACAGCAACAGGACAAGTAGGTTCAGTTACTGTACAGACAGAACAAAACGTAGTGGTAACCCTTGTAGGGGTTTCGGCTACTGGGCAGCTAGGTAGTGCAACAGTTATTGGTTCAGCAGTTGTTAATGTAACTGGAGTAAGCGGTACAGGGCAAATAACAGATGTAGCTATTGATGCAGGATCTCAGGTTGGAGTAACTGGGGTAAGTGCAACAGTTAGCGTAGGTTCTGTTGTAGCCCAAGCTGGGGCTGATGTTTCAGTTTCTGGGCTATCCAGTACAGGACAAGTTGGTTCAGTTGCTGTAACGATTGTTTCTAATGTTTTTGTAACAGGTGTTAGCGGTTCTGGAGATATAGGCAGTGTAGCGGTTAGTAGCGCTCTTATAGTTGTCTTAACTGGAGTTTCTGCTACAGCTAGTGTAGGTGCAGCAACAGTCTCAATAGGTAAAGATGTTTCAGTTACAGGTGTAACTGCTACAGGTAGCGTTGGTTCAGTAACAGTTCAAGAAGGCGCTGGAGTTTCAGTTACTGGAGTTGCAGGGACAATACTTGTTGGTAGCGTTTCTGTAACAGGTACGGCAGTTATAAATGTTACAGGTGTAGCTGGTACGGTAGCTTTAGGGACAGTAGTAGTTACCCCTAGTATTTCAGTTCCAGTAACTGGTTTACAGGCTACAGGAAGTGTTGGAAGTGTAACAATTGCGGCTGCTGCTAGTGTTAGCGTAACAGGAGTGCAGGGTACAGGACAGGTTGGGTCAGTGTTAATTTGGGAAATGATTAACGATAGCCAAACCCCTAACTGGACACTAATTAGGACGGCAGCATGAGCGATGTCAGCATAGCCCTAGGTGGGTTTGGTAGTCAAGGCTGGGGTACGGCTGCTTGGGGTAGAGGGAATGTATCAGTTGTAGCTACAGGCTCAGTAGGGTCTGTTTCCATAACGGGAAGTGGGGCTGTACCTGTTACAGGTTTACAAGCTTTAGGGCAGGTTGGTAGTGTTACTGTAGGTATAGGAACTAATGTATTTGTTGTAGGAGTTAGCTGTACGGCAAGCGTGACTTCTGTTGCAGTTTGGATTACGATTAACGACAGTCAAACGCCTAGCTGGACACCTATAAATGATTCGCAAACTGGAAGCTGGAATGTTATTATTGATTCACAAACGCCCAATTGGGCTGAAATAGCGTAAGGACAGATTATGGCATCAACATATAGTGATCTTAAAATAGAACTGATTGGTACAGGTGACCAGACGGGTACGTGGGGAACCACGACCAACAACAACTTTTCTGTTGCTCTTAGCGAAGCTATCACAGGATCAGCAGATGTTGCTTTCTCAAGTGCAGACGTAACCATTACCCTTACAGACACTAACGCAGCTCAAACAGCCCGTAATTTGCGTTTAAACCTAACAGGTACTTCTGGCGGCGCAAGGCAGTTAATCCTTGGTTCAGGTTGCCAAATTGAAAAATTATACTTAATAAACAACGGGTTAGCCGATGCTGTTACTGTAAAAAATACATCAGGTACAGGCATTTCTGTTGCTGCTGGTAAGTCTATGTTTGTCTTTAATAACGGGACTAACGTAGTAGATGCCACCACATACTTAAGTTCGCTGACTTTAGGGTCAGCACTTCCTATAGCTTCTGGCGGTACAGGCTCTACTTCTACTACTTACGTTAATTTAGCTTCAAACGTTACAGGCACTTTACCTGTAGCTAACGGCGGTACGGGGCTTGCTACCCTAACGGCTAATAACGTATTAATAGGTAACGGCACGTCAAACGTAACATTCGTAGCGCCAGGAACCGCAGGCAACGTATTAACCTCTAACGGCACAACGTGGACAAGTGCTGCTGGCGCTACGGGTGATGTAACAACAAACACTGTACAGACCATCACAGGTACAAAGACCTTTAGTGGAACATCTAGCACTTTAGCAATGATTCTTAATGATACTGCCGAGGTTGCAACCATATCTGCTACCGCTGCTACAGGCACAATTAACTACGATGTAACCACCCAATCGGTTCTGTACTACACATCGAATGCCAGTGCTAACTGGACAGTTAACTTTAGAGCATCTAGCGGTACGTCTTTAAATACGGCTATGTCTACAGGTCAGTCAGTAACGGTTGCGTTCTTGGTAACCCAAGGTGCTACGGCGTATTACAACTCTGCCGTTCAAGTGGACGGCTCAAGCGTTACCCCTAAATGGCAAGGAGGCACAGCCCCATCAGCGGGCAATGCGTCTAGCGTAGATGTTTATATGTACACCATTGTTAAGACAGGCAGTGCAGCATTTACTGTATTTGCCTCGCAAACTCGATTTGCTTAAAGGAAAGTCATGCCATTAGTACAGACTAGAGGTGCAGCATCGGCTCAAGGCTTTGGAGAGTTTGCTCAACCTGCTGCACCAGCATTATATGTAGAAGATGTCTTTTCGACTTACTTGTGGGATGGAAACTCTACCGCAAGAAATATTGTTAATGGTATTGACTTAGCTACTAAAGGCGGAATGGTTTGGGCAAAATATAGAAATGCCACAAATAGTCATCGTTTATACGATACTAATAGAGGCGCAACAAAACAAATCTTTTCAGATTTAACAAACGCAGAACAAGTAGCTGCACAATCATTAACTGCTTTTAATACAGATGGCTTTTCATTAGGTACAGGTCAACCAAACGAAAATACTGCTACTGTTGTGGGTTGGACATTCCGTAAACAAGCTAAGTTTTTTGACATAGTTACTTGGAGTGGTGATTCAACATCTGGCAGACAAATTTCTCATAATCTTGGATCTACTCCTGGTATGGTGGTTGTTAAAAGTCTTGCAACAGACAACTGGTGTGTTTGGCATCGTGGACTTACGTCAGGCAGATACATAGTATTAAACTCTACTGCTGCCCAAACAACCGCAGGGGCGGTAAATCGTTTTGGTAATGGATCTACAACAGTTGACCCAACTTCTACAAATTTTACTGTAGGCTCAAATGGCGAAGTAAATCAATCTGGAAATAATTATGTAGCCTACCTATTCGCCCATGACGCTGGTGGATTTGGCACAAGCGGAACAGATAATGTCATTAGTTGTGGTAGCGTTGTTGGCGCTGGAAATCCAACAGAAGTTAATTTAGGCTATGAACCGCAATTTCTTCTTATTAAAAACGCATCTAGCGCACAAGATTGGTGGCTTGTAGATAATATGCGTG